GTCGAAAATTTGCCGGTTATTTTCAGTTGTGACCTCCCGGGGGTTACTCCTCGAATAGGGGACTGGACGCAAGGTGTTGTAGATACTCTCGAGGCAGCTTGCCAGCTTCAGCCTGCTCATGATGGTAAGGACACAGAGTGATAAGGTTGTCGTCCTCAAGTCTGAGATCAAAGTCTTCAGCCAGCGGTACGATGTGGTGTACACTCAGCCCCTCGGTCTGGTACTGCCTGCCCATGTATGTCCCATGCTTACCATCAGCACACACCCTGCAGGTATGGAAGTCTCTGGCCCTGATGTCCAGCGACTTGGAACGCCAGGCACCTGATCGCCTGAACGCACCCACACCCCCACGGTCATACCCCACCCCCTTAGGTTTCAAGGGGCACACGGTAGATACATCATGCATCCGCCCGCAATACTTACATGACTTCATCATCTCTCTATCGCCTCCACGAAAATGAGCCGCCTCATCAAGGCGACTCACTTCCGAAACCTATTATCCAGAAAGGAGGGCACGTCCACTGTGCTTCCGTTGTCTGCTTTCCACACATACACCATATCATAGATCAATGTGCTTTTGTGTGTCGTCATTCTTTTATGACCAGATACTCCAGTTCGAACGCCCTGAGCGCATACCCATGAAGATGCCGGACGCGTTCGTAGGAGTAGTGCATCTCGACGGCTATGACCTCCAGTGATTTGTACTCGACATACCTTTTGTGCAGAAGCGTGACGTACACGGTATTGCTCAGCCCTTGGATCTCCCCGATGATCTTGTCCTTCAGTGTGACATACTCATCAATGAGCCTGTCCAGTTCCTCCTCCAGCGCGATCAGCTTTTCCACCGTGGTCTCGAATGGTGCGCTGGCCTTGGGTGAAGTCTGCACCGGGTCGCTGTCGTATGCGATGGCACCAACGCCATCGAACTGCCGGAGTGAATCCCTCTCTTTGATCCGCTGCTCTATCATCCTGTCCAGCTTCCGTATCTTCTGCAGGTACTGCTTCGCCGTGCTCATTGGTCATCACCTCCACCCAGCAGGATCATGATCCCTGCCGTAACCAGAAGCGCCGCGATATACAGTGCGCTCCTCCATAAGTCATTCAGCATATCTCATCCACCTCCCCGTTGTTCAGCACCCGGACCACCGCCTTGCCGTTGAGACTCCGGAACAGGTCTCTTGCTTCCGGATCATCTCTCAGCTTCTTGAGGATATTCCGGAATGCTCTCTGTCCAACAGCTCCGTGGATGGTGTCCATGACTGTCGGGATCCTGTCGGAGACCATTGCTGTGATATCGTCGATAGCCTTGCAGTATCCCTCGTCATACTTCTGCTGGTGAGTGTCGTCCTGCATCCTCAACTCCATCGGGCCATAGACAAGCGCTTCGAGTGGTACGTTCAGGGCATCGGACAGCACCTGCAGGACCGCCACAGTTATGCCGGTATCATCAGACTCCAGTTTGGAGATATAGCTCTGATTGAGTCCGCACTTCTGTGCCAGTCTCATCTGGGTCAGGCCACGCAGCTGCCGGTAATGTTTGACCCATCTGCTCACATCTGCCGTCATGGTCTCACCTTCTTCATCCATTCCTGGAGCCTTCCCCAGTCATGCTTCTTTGCACAGGCCACGATCTGGACAGCCTCCTTGATCAGCTCCGTGCCGTGGATCTGAATGCTCTCCATGATATCCGTGTTGTTGGCATCATCCTGTCTGACTCTTTCCCAGAACTTGACCATGTTCTCCCGGATAATGATCATCTCTTCTCTGGCTTCTTCAACCTCTTCTTTGATTACCGCATAAGCTTGGTGATCGTCGACAAACAGTCCGTGCTCTTCTATGATCCGTGCCAGCTCGTCGTCTATCAGTGCTTCGATATGTAGTTCTTTTGCAGATTCCACTTTATGATCGCCCCCTTCTTAGTCATTGCCATCCTTCCGCACCAGTGGCACTCCGCACACTCCAGATGAAACCTCCATGCGTGGTTCGTGAGTGAGCATGCCATCCATATCCTCTCGCCCCTGCAGTACGGGCATGCTTTAGGCTTCACTTCTCTGCCTCCCTCCAATTAATCGCAAAACCGCAGTTCGGGCAGAACTTCCAGTTTGGCTCGTTCACCCCAAAACCGCAATTCCCACAAGAGTAAGTGTCGTATTGTTTTCCATACTTCCCTTTTCGGAACTTCGGCTTCACCGGTTTCGATTGATCGCATTCATACCGGAGCCTGGCCAATACCCGATCTTTGTAATCGGGATCTTTGACCTCCAGCTCCTCGACCCATTTGATGCAGTTGTCGAAGCTGTCCATCAGCCCGTAACTTTTACTCATCTCTTTTCTCCTCATAAGGTTCCGGCAGTGGCATCCATGCGATAATATATTTACTGCACACTTCTTCACCATTGTTCAAGAAGTCCTCACCATCAAAATAGTGTTTTGCCACGTATGGATTGTTTTTTGTCCTGTCTGGGTTGATGCTTGAATATCTGGTCACAAGGCACGGATACAAACATCCTATGCCGCCGAGATTCTTGTCAATCCATTCCTTACGTTCTTCCTTGCTTGGCAACCTCTCTGTCACAGGAGTCCACTGCTGTGTTGACGGAAAAACAGTGTAGTCATCACATACAGCATCCAAAACATCTTTTATTGTGATAGATCTTATTGACCACTCTTCATGCTCTTCATCATAATATGTGGCGGTTACAACTTCCGACAAATCAGCATATTCTTTCGCCTGCCTAATTAAATCATTCACTTATCATCACCACCTTTGAAGGGTTCTGGTAATGGCATCCAAGCAGTGACCTCAATTCCTTCATACATTCCATCTTGATAACTATGTCCATGTTCGGCAAGTATATCGGCACAAATGCAAGACCACCAATACCAACCGCCCCTATAATATATAGCCGTTGCCGTGAATGGGATTCCCTTTATATGCTCGTAATATGGAGCAGGGTCTTCGTTGATATAGGTGATGTTTACTGGCTTTAAATCTTTCGGCAATCCCTCGCTGACAGGAGTCCAACAAAATTCAGACTCAAGCATTTCTTTTATTTCTTTTAATGCCTGTTCATAGTGCCAAAGTTCGCTGTGTTCTGCTTTGCCAATGTCTGCCATAAGGTTTATAATCCAATTCACCGCTTCTTTATTCGTCATCATCATTTATCCTCCTCATAAGGCTCTGGCAAATCCATCCATGCCACCACCTTGCCAACTGGCTGATGGTACTCGTCGTCACGTTCGCAGCTCCATCTGGTTTGCCCGAATGGATTCTCTTCCAAGCTTCCAAAACAATACGCCCCATTCGCAAGATAGCAAATTACAACTTCTGAAACGTGATGCTCTGTAATCTTCGGCACTCCCTCGCTGACAGGCGTCCACTGCTGTGCGGATGGCAACATAGAAATTGCTTCTATTGCATCACTCTCGTGAATAATGCGTTCGGCTAAAAAATAACGGCTATCCACGTTCCTGCCTTCTGAAAACAACGCATCAATGGCATCCTGCCTGTATATCAAGTCTTTCATTCCGTCACCTCTCATCAAACATATATTTCAAGACTTCTAGGACATCGAAAATGAAAGCCGTTTTGCTATCATCCGTAATTCCGTACTCATTTTCAAATATATATTCGAGTTCGTCAATAATGTTGTTTTTAGCGCTTCCATCCCCAAACACACTCATTTCGTCACCTCCATTTTCGCTCCACTGTACGGGTCCTCCAGTCCAAAGTTGTAAGCCCCTGCTCCGCTGTTCTTCACCCGGAACAGGTTGTGTCTGCCATTGCCGTAGTAATAACAATATCCCTGCGGGAGCGTCCGTCCCACATTCTCCTCGCCATGCTGTTCTCTGTACCATCGGGACAGGACATCCTGTGCCAGCCAGATCAGGTCCGTGCCGTCGTCCGATACCTTCCGGGTGCTGTGGGCGAATTGTGATTTCGCCCAGATTACTTGACCCATAGTTGACCCGAAGCGCTGCGTGTCGTACCGGTTGAGGATGCACCATGCCACCATGGACATCTCCCGCTTGTCCAGTCCTCTTGCCTCTGCGTACATCGTCCCGGCTATGGCCACCGCATCAGCGTAATGGTCACTAAGGAACCCCTGAAGGCTCGCTTCAAATTCCGCTCTTTCCATCGCTTCATTGTTGACTCTGGTCTGCTCTTCCCACCAGATTTTACTTGACTCAGTAATGATTGAGTGCGTCTCGGGGAGCCCCATCGCTCTTGCTATGGTGGCGATCTGGTTCGCCTGAGTCTGCATCTGCGTCCACTCAGCGCACACCGGTGTGACCGCCACCATGACCAGAAGCACGGACAGGATCACTCTAATCCGGGTCATGGTTCCCACCTACCTTCTCGATCGGTACCAATACTCCGGAGTTGAGGTCCCTGAGCCCGGTGATCTTTCCGTCTCCATCCCGGACAAGCTCGAAGTCGTGATCATAATCCTCGACAGCGACGGCCTTGTTGTATTCTTCGGCAAATGCATCGATCTCTCCGCCACAGGCCATGTAGCCGATGGCGTCTACCCATGAGTCCTCATGGTGTTTGACGCTGTTCCGGATCCGAGCCACCTTCAGCAGTGCCATCATGCAGGCAACGTCCTGCGGAGTGACATCGATGGTATCGCTCCCCAGGTATGCAGTCCACAGTTCAGCGATGATTCCAAAGCTGTCCTCCGGTCTCCCATACTGTCCCTCCCTGTCGTGACATACGATGTCTTTTGCTTTGTTAAGAAATCCTGCTCTGTTCATGCCTTCTCCTTTCTACTCAAATAATCAACAATTTCCCATTCTCTTTCACTGAGCTGCCACTTCTCTGCTGCTGCCTTCTCTGCTGCTGCCTTCTCTGCTGCTGCCTTCTCTGCTAACAAAAATCCTTTCCCAAAGATGTTCTTCCCTTTCGCCTTCATTGCGTCGATTGTTGATACTGCAATACTCTCCGAACGATGGATTTCAAGTTCTGTATCGTATTTGCTTAAATAGTTTAATTTTGCTGCTGTCACAATGTAGTCCGGAAATTCATACTTTGGTTGCTCTTTTTTTGTTTCTTTTAATGACTTGGTTTGTGCATCTTTCAACAGCTTGTACAGCTTTGGTTCTGATTTTGCGACGATCTCATCGCCCTCCATGTTTGTAACGAAGGAAGTGTTCACATTTGCCCCATTTTCATAGATTATTCCAAATCCAACACAGATTATAGTTGAGTGCTTCTTTGATGATGAGAATGGGGTAAGACCTGGACAAAAGAGGAAGAACGGTATGTTGTTTGATTCATAAAATCCGACGATTTGAGAGCAGATAGAAAATGGCGGATTGTCCACAACTGCACAATTCTCGGGGTAATCGAAACTCTCATAATTGCCTCCGGGCCAAAATGGTCTTACAAATTGATCCCTGTTGTACCCATACTTTTCACAAACATACTCTTCCACGACCGAATAAATGGCTTTAGGTGTGTAGCAGTCGTCGGTCGTTTTCTTCGGCTTAAACTTGTCGGCAAACTCTTTATATGTCGCATTGTCAAATTCAATCTGCTCGCTGTAAATCATTTGTCCAGGTATCCTCCTAAAATAAACTGTATGGGCATTCGCCCTTCTCGTAGCTTGCCGGAGCAAGTCCCAGGGCCACCATTGCCTGATAGGCCCTGCACTTCTTCCAGCTCTTCTTCGGGTCTTCCGCTCTTGCCTGGCACCCGCATGAACTCTGACAGTATGCTGCAGTCACCAGCTCGCCCATGGTGTACAGGTCATCCTCCTTCACCACCTTCTCGGATGCGGTTGCTCCGATGTCCCTGTTGACCACCACCTGGATGGTGGAAGTGTTCAGCTCCTTCCGGAGTCTCTGCTTCGCATCCGGATCCAGACGGCTGCAGTAGGATGTCATGGCCTTCTCTGCGTTCGTGTGAGCTGTCCGGAGCCTCTTCGCCTCGTCGGGTGTGATGTCGGGATTGGTCTCAAGGAATTCACGGATAGCTCCGCCCTTGCACCCGACTATCATCACCATCTCCCGCTGGGTCTTAGTCATGTACATTTATGCCATCTCACCTTCCTGACCGATATAATATAAATTGTTCTCGGCATCGTACTTAATCTTGAAAGTTTTCCCGACCCATTTTGCCCGGTATATCTTTTCTGCAGCTGTCGTCGGCATGAAGGCTGTGTAAAGGTTCGATGTGTTTGAATTAGTGTTTGTTCCGAGTTTGTAAGCATCAAGGTATTTCTTTTCCTCAAAGACCCTAAAGTAGATCTTATCCTGGCAAACTTCGACTCTTGAGATCTGGACATACTTTCCGCCTTTGAAGGCCTTGGCAGCATCATTTAAGAAACCGAAGCGAATCATAAACCGTCCGTCACCGGATTTGTTCAAGGTGATCCGGACATCATAGTTTCTCTTCACCTTATAGGCTTGTACTGTTTTGTTTTCAAATAAGTTTTCAATATTCACTCGTTTGTCTCCTTTCGTTCCTCCGGTTCCAGCCAGTATCTCTTATACCAGGCATCCCCGCTCTTCTCCATCTCGCTCCCGATCCGGGCCCCTCCTCTCTTCATCTCTCCGATGCGTGTCGCCAGCTTCGTGATCTTCAAGTGCTCGAAGCACTCCATCGGAGTGATGGATCCATGGGTCTTCATGTAGGAGTAGATCTTCGCCTGTTGGTTATTCATCCAGCAGCTCCCCCCATTCTTCCATCGTGATCCCGATGTCCGTGAACTCCGGACCGTCATGTCCCACCGCAATGATCACACCGCAGAAGTCCACTCCGCAGATCGTGCAGTTGTACGGATAATCCTTCAGCCGTCCTTCTTCATAGCAGATGATTACCAGTCCCGGGCTAAAGGTCACTGTCTCGATATATCCGCCTACAGCATCCTGCATCTTCGCCAGCTCGTTCGGGATCGTGGTCAGCGTCCCGAACTCTTCACCCGGCATCTTGATGATGCATTTGATATCATTCCTTTTCATTCTTCACTTCCTCCAGTTGTTCCTCTATCCATACAGCGAAGACCTTGTCCGAGATCGTGCCTGACACCCTCAGCTTCTTCATCTGCCGGACCTTCTTGTAGAATTCGTTCACAGCCTGAAATGATGCATTGTCCAGGATCTCAAACATCTTCCTGTAGTCTATGCCCTCCGGTGCCGGGAGATGCGGACATGGTTCTTCTTTCGGCTGGCTGCGTTCCGTCGCCGGCTCCTGGTACACTTCTCCCTCCGGCTCTTCGTACGGGATGCCCAGTGCCTCGCAGATC